GTTCTTTAATGATTTTAACTGAATCACCCATGTTTGCAATCTCTCCGAAATAATCAGAGTTTGTGATTGCTTCAACAACAGATGCCTTGCGGAATGCAAGTTGCACCTGTTTGGAATAGATTACTGGACTAAAATTACCATTAGGTAAATTGCCGTAACCTGATGCTGTTGAAAATGCCATAACATTTCTCCTTAAAGCATAAACAGATGCTAAACACACAGAGTACTATATAGGAGGCTAGACATCGTAGGGTGCGTAGAATATAACACTTGGCCTTTGTGTTACACCTACGGGCCATGAATTACTAGGTAAGTCCGTAAGGTCTGTTGTTTGCGTGGGGAATATAGGTTACACGAGTATTCCATTACGGGGGCCGCATAACCTATTATACATATAGTTATATCATAAATAACTACAATGTCAATACTTTTTACCTAGCTGAACCAGATAAATCGTAAATAAAGTTTCCAGTGCGAATAGCTTCCATAATGTTATCAGCATTACGTTCGTATTCTTGTGGAGACATTTTTTGCACCTCAGATTCCTTAATAACATTTCCCATAGCATCGGATTGAGGTTTGCTACGTTCATTCCGTGTACCCACAGAACGTGCAGCATCTTTTGATGAAACAGACTTTTTAGTTGTAATACCTTTGTCTGCTTTATACAAATCAATTGCTCGTGCAGCAGAACGTGCATCTGCATCATTTTCATATAGAGCATCTTGAACCCACTTAGGTTGTTCTTCTGCCCATTCATGAAAGTCATCACTGTCACGAATACTACCAAAATCTGGATGCAGTCGCATAAGTTCAGCTTCTGCTTTTTCACGAGATGCGCTTGCTTTCATTTCGTCAATTTCACGGACACGTTCTTCAAGACTTTGTGCTTGTTCTTTTGCTTTTTTAATTGCAATAGTTTCAACGATAGCAGCTACATCTGGATACTTAGTTGCCCAAGCTTCAATATCTTCATCAGACTTTGGTAATTTAATTTCACTCTTAGTTGCTTGATTGAGTTGTGTTTCAAGAGCTTTAATACGATCTTCATATTCTTTTTCTTTTTGTTGTTGATGTCTACGTAGATCACCATAACGTTTCTTAAAACTTTTTTCCTCAGCATTAGCAGGTTCAGTTTCTTGTGGTTCTTGCTCTACCGCTTCACCTTTTTGTTCAGCTATAAGCTGCTCTAATTCTTCTTCTTCTTTTTTTAATCGTTCTTCATTTGTGTATTTACGATTAGCAAAAGCTACTTTCTTTTGTGGCTGCATTTCTTCAGCCATAATTGTTTGTTCTGACATTTTGTCTTCCTTACTGGGGCCACCGTAGCCTGTTGGTAGGGGGATGGGTAGGCCAGTCGTATTAGTGTTTGTAGTTAGGTACACTAAACCTATTCATCTCTCCAATTAGGATTATAATTATCTGTACCCCAACCAGAAGCTTCTTTAATAGCGTTAGTTGCGGCTTTACTTGCTTCTGATTGTGCTTTAATTGCATCAGACCATGCTTTAGGATCATCAGTACTTGTAGACTGTACTGCTTGAGTTGCATTAACCCAATCAGAAGTCGCAGACTTAGCTGCTGCAGTTTTTTCACTTTGTGTTGTAGGTTTAACAGGTGTTGGCGATTCCTCAACAGCACTCATACCTAATTTTTTAGCATCCTCTACTGTTTGATTTCTTCGGGCACCACCTAATGAGGCACTTAAACCTATAATGTTTCCTTCTTCATCTTTTGCTTGAACTCCTAATTCTCCATCAAATCCAAGTAAGTCTCCTAACCAAGTATCACCAAAGTTTCCTTGTTGCCCTGCTACAAGTTTACCTGTGTCATCATCATAAGATTTAAGATTACTGTATAGACCTTTTTCTCCACCAAATATACTTTTCTTACGCATATGACCGCTAATGTCTATGTTTCTTTCTTTAGCTACTTCAAGCATATCATTATATTTTGCAATCATTGCTGTTCCAAATACTGCAGAAGGTAAAATACCTAAAGATGAACTTAAAGCAGTTCCTATTTGAGTTACTGTTTTCATTTGATCTAATGATTTTTTAAACTCTTTTTCATCCATAGTTAAAAGGTCTTGTAATGACTTTCCTGTAGTATCAACTTTTTTAATTGGTTTAAATGGTAACGTATTATCATCGTCACGTACCATAGTTGAAGCAACCTCTGTAGCTTCTAAGTCATCTGCTTCAGCATCTTGTTGTTCTTCGTAAGCTTTAACTGTAATAAATCCTTCAGGAATAGGTGTAACTGGATCACCTTGATAGAAACTAAATGTCCTACGTTCTTGTGTTTCAGGATTAATATATTCTTCTGTAGTATATACATCAGTTACTTCAGGCATAAAGTCATCACTGTCTGGAACCCTAAATGCTGTTCGTGTTTGATCCCCACCTAAAAACTTAGGACCATACCCACCTGTACTACCTGTATTCATACTTACTTGGGTGGGCTGAAATGAACTTGCAGGAAGACCAAACGGATACTGTGATGTTTGTTGGCTTGATTGATTTTGATCAAACACTGATGGTTGTGTGCCAGCAATACCTGTACTAGGAACAAAAGTACCTGCTTGTGCATGTACTATACCGCCTTTTGCCATTTCTTTAGTTTCATCTTCATCTTTTATAGGTTCCGCACCTACAATAATAAGATCAGCAGGACCAAATGGAACATCATCGTCTAATGTAGCTTCATCAGAGTTACCCATCTGACCCATAGCTTCCATTTTCTTTAAACCAAACTTAGCCTCATCACGAAGCTGCATAATCTTTTCTAATCCATGATAACGTACTACATCAGCAGGTAGAACAAACTCACCCTCACTTAGCATAGCAGGAATGTCGTCACGCACTTCTTTTTTAGTACTTCCAGTAGGAACATCATTTCCCGATTCTTCATCAACCATGCCGCCTTCATCACGAAGGCCACCGTCTTCAAAGAGTTCCATTTGTTCTTCCATAGTAAATTCCTTACTGAGATTTTAATACTTCGTCACGCAATAGTTTTAATCTACGCAACTGATAGATAGCACCTTGTGCTCTATACACCGCAACAGGCTCACTAGTTTGTTCCATAGTACGATGTTGTTGTGCTATAATAAAGTCTAAATACTCTTCTAGCTTAGACCATTGGGCTTGGTTGCTGACCAGCCCCTTGAGCTTGCTGAGGTGCTCCTTGTCCTGCATTACCGCTAAATCCTTGTTCTTGTGGTGTTGGTGCTTGTCCTACACCGATAGTTCCACCACCTGCTCCTGATGTATCCATTGGGTTTGCACCTGCTGGACCACCTTGTTGCTGTTGTTGTTCTTGCTGGAACTGCTTCATCAATTCAGCTTGAATAGCAGCTTCATTCATATTGTTAGTAACTTGTTCGGGGTCAAGATCAAGAGACTTTGCAATCTCACGAATAATATATTGAAACTTGGCAAAGGGTGCAAGTGCAGGGTTGGATGATACTTGCAAGAATTGCATAAGTCGTTGGCTACGTACTTCATTAGCCATAAGTGATTCTGTGCCACGTGCCTTAACTTCTAGGTCACCCTTAATCTCAGGATCAAAGTCGAACTGCATATTAAAACGGAACAGTCCTTCACCTAGTGGGCGAAGCAGATAATCATCTACGTTTTTAATAACATTCTTAATAGTACCACTCGCAGCACCCATTAACATACTAATACCGCTAGCAGTACGGCCTACACCCATGACACCTGTTTGTCCATGCGCAAAAGACGGAAAACCTGTTGATTCATCTGCAAGCACTCGTGCCTTGTCAAACAATTGTAAGTTTTCACCTGCAACATTCGGGAACTTAGTACCAAAGATAGCTTGCCCTGGAGCACCACCTTGTCTACGGAATACTTTGCCTGGGTATACCGATAGGTCTTGGCCTGGGACTAGGTTAGTTTCATCTACCTCAATCAATAGGTTACCAGATAATACAGCATTGTCAACAGCCATTCGCATGAAACCATTCATCAATGTTTGAGTATCGTCCATGTTTTCAGCAATACCTACACCAAAAAATGAATACGGGTTTAGTTCATATGGCGATGCCATATAAGGAATACGAGCAGGTTTAAATGGATTCAATACCATACGCAGTAGTTTATTATTACAAATCCATACGTTTGCTTGTAGTTCGTCTGTGTCTTGTAACTCACGAGGAATGTCTACACCTTGCTCCATAAGCATTTCAACATCTACCATGCCCCAGTATTCTAAGACTTCAAAACGTTCAATGCCATGCTCTGGTGCATAATCTGCTAGATCATCTTCCCAGTATTCTTTATCATAGTTTTCTCCCATAGCAATTGCTTCGTCAATAACTTGACTACGAAAGTATGGACGTTTCTTTAGACCACGCATTTGTGAACGAGACATCTTATGACGTTCAATTACATACTGTGCTTCATCCATGTTGTTTGCATCTGGGTCTGGATAAAAGTTCCATACAGACACATGTGACACTTGTGGAATAGTTTTAAATGAAGGTTCATATTCACCTGTTTCATCATTCCAATTAGGGTATTCTTTGTCTACAGCAAATGGACCTTTCATGACACCAGTGCCAAACAGTGACATTTCAAATGCTGTGCTACGTAGGTGTTTAGATGCAGAAGATTCATCAAGTTGGTCTTGAATTTTTTTCTGCATCTTTTTAGCTGCAATCATAGCAGGACTAAATGTAACAGAAGTAGGCGTAGAACCTACTCCTTCTTTAATACCTTCTACTGGCTCTAGTTTTTCACGTAATTCGGGATTAAGTAGTTCTTCTAACGTTTTAGCTGTAGCTCCTGCAGGAATCTCTCTACCGTCACCCTTAAAACCATAAGGTGATACTGGAGCACTTCTTTTATCTTCTTGTAACTCTTTAGGAACCGCAGGATCAAATGTAACATTTTCAACTACTCCATCTGGTAATTCTGTTGGATCAACTGTAAGTGGAAAATTATTCTTTGCAAATAGTACATCTACAATCTGTCCATAAGCAGCTAGTGTTTTTGTCTTAGTTACTTTAATAAATACACGGGACTTTTCTGCCTCTGTAAATTGTACCTCTGGCCCATATATACCACGGTAGTTACGATAAGCACGTAGCCAACGTTCTTCATCTTGTCGGCGGTAATCTTCAGCACGATGGTATCGTTCCATAATAAATGGAATAATTTTAGAAGTATCTGCGTCTTCTTCTACTGAGTTATCTGTGTCCTCAAGGATAACTGCATCATCCTCAATAAATACTTCATTATCTTCTGCCATTTATTTTTCCTTAATAGCCAAATGTTGAATCTGCCACACGCATTCCCATTGATCTTGTGGAATTTGGATCGTAATCAAATATACTAAACCGTGGTCTTGACATTATACCATAACGTAACGCATCATACAAGTGGTCTTCTGAATGTGTATCAATATCTTCTGGATTCTTTTTGTCCAGTGGTATTGCTGGTAACTGTGCTACCATGTTAGTACAAGTATTAAAGAATACTAGTCTGGGGTTTTCTGTAAACTCGTCTACTTGTAAACGTCTGTGTATTTCGTTCTTACCTGCTACACGTGAACCTTTAGAACGATCTGATGGCCTCCAACGGCATCCACGACTAATCATCTGTTCAGCAAGACTAGGGCCAGTATCACCACGCTTATGCCACAGAGAAGAGTCAAGAACTCCATACTTAATGTTTCCATCTTCTGCCTCTAGGTTTAAGACCATATCGGCAAGGTCTGTTGCTAGTACTTTACTGACGTATAATTCTCTATATACGATAAGTTGCTCATCAGGCGCAACGGCAAACCACACAACAGCACTATGAGAACCATATCCATAATCGCAAGCCCTAAACTTTACCCAGTTGTTGGGTATCTTAAATGGTTCAATAACATGTACGTTACGATCAAACTCAGTAAAGGCTGCACCTTCTTTAATATCCCAATCACCTTCTAGTAGCTGTCTACGTTGTTGTTCAGGCAACGATAGTAGCATTGCCTCGTAGTCACCCTGCTCACTTAGATAAGGATTGTCTGAAAGACGTGCAGGTATAAACCTACGTTTGAACAAAGGTTTTCCTGCCTTTGCATGTCCTGCAGGATATTTAAGTTCTTCACCTGTTTCAATATCAGTTGCATTAAAAGCTTTTCCTGCAGGAGATGGGTCAATAAACATTTTTTTAACCCAATGGTGACCCCTACCCCCTGGGTTTGTAGTTGCCCTCATAAAGATAGGCAAGTCGGGTGCAGTGGACCGTAGACGAGATCGCATATAGTTCCATGCAAATGGGGTAGCCCATTGTGTCAACTCGTCAAAGCCTATCCAGCTAAAAGCTAGACCTTGGTAACGCAGGACATCATCTTCCCTGTCTAGGTATGACATCCACAGTCTCGCACCAGATGGCGCAGTCCACTGCATCTTTCTTTCTGACCACTTAATTCCAGGCCATATCTTAGGGTACATTTCTTGTGACTTAAATATAAGTTCCCTAAGTTCTTCTGTTGTGTGACGCAGCAGTAGCCCTGAAAAGTTTGGGTGACCCATGTACCGTAAAGGGTCAGCTAACATCGCATAACTTTTTCCACCACCTGCACTGCCGCCATATAGGACTTCACGTTCACCTGCAGCAAGGAAGTCTGTCTGTGGTCCTGCGTTTGGTTTAAAGATTACGTTGTGTTGTTCCTCAATAGGAATCTCATCAACTATTTTTGCAGGTTCAGGCTTTGGCTTCGCTGTAGTTCGCTTTCTCGTAGTCCTCGTCGGCTTTGGCTCCGAGTCTTGTGCGTTCAATCTCTTCCGCTTTGGCGATTGCCTTTTTCGCATAGTCTGCCCATCTGCGAAGGCTTCTAGCTTTGTTTTTTCGTTGTCGCTCATTTTCCAACCGTTTCCGTAATCCTACGTGAGATATGTCTCTACCTGTGTTTCGTGTTAGCCAATTAGCTACTTCACGATAAGAGTACTGTTTAAGATACTTTTGTGCCTGTTCAAGCATATCAAGTTCATGCTCAATAGGTAGTAGTACGTCAGGATCGTCGGGGTCTACTTCATATCCAAATGGTATTGTCCTAGATATACGGGGAATAGGAATCCATTCGTTATCTTCTTTTATGTCTGTCGGTTGGGGTAACTTCCATTGTTTTAATGGTTTAGTCATCGTCATCCATTTGTTTTGGTGGCATTAGCATTACTCCACCTTTTGCTTCTACTTGCATTTTCTCTGTTTTAACTAAACCAGTACGGTCAAGTAATTCTTTAGCTGCTTGCATCTTGTCACGAATACCTAGCTCAGTAGGATCGTACAAAGCACCTACCATAGCCATTGCAGCTTTAGGTGCATTACGTGCCATGTATGCTGATGTAGCATCTAAGATTTCTTCTTTCAAAGAGTTAATGATCTCCGTAGATGAAGTAGCATCCGAATATCCTGCTATTCGTTTAGCAACATTGATGTCACCACCTGCTTCGTCAAATAATACTGCAAGTAGTTTCTGTTGTTTTTCTGTTAATGCTCGTGCCATTTTAACTCTTTCTTCTAAACAATGCAAGCACAAAGTTTGCTATTGATTGACCTATTTGTGTCGGGGTAGGAAGTAGCCATCCTAGTAGTAGTAACATTATAACCCAAGGGGGAATATTTTGATTACTAATCATTAGCTTTTCTACTGGGCCTGCTTCTACTTCTTTTGTTTCTGTAACAATGTCACGTCCTGCATTGTTATTTGTTTCTTCTTCGTTTGTCACTACAGCTTGTTTATTCTCTTTACCAAGCTGCGTGTTAGCAGCAACATTAGTTCCACCTGATGGAATAAACGAGGTTAGACCACAACTAGATAATAATAAAGCTAGGACTAACCATCTCATTTTATCATTGCATCATTTAATAAGATTATTTCTAATCTTTGTACAGCTAGTTGCAGTTCATTTGTAGTCTTAATATTCCAACCGATAAGACCTATTACTGCTGCAAACAGCACAGATATAATAGCTTTCTGATCCATTAGATCATAAGTTCAAAATGTGGGCCATCAATAAATGGGCGACGACCTTGTGATCTACGCAAGTCAATGTATGCGTTCATTGCATCTTCTGCAGTGTCTTCATAAAAACG